GACTTTGTAGAAATCAACATTGGTCTGTTCATATCCCCAGCTACTATAAAGGATGTCGCCAACCTGTAAGGTGTGGGGTTTTTTCTGCTCGGCCTTCCGCTTTGCTTTGTATTCCTCACTTGCCTGGACACTGGCGATCTGGTCCTGGATCTTTTTCTCCATCTGTTCTTTGGTATGGAAACCGTAGTACCAGGTGGGTTTGCTTTGCTTGCCGATGAAACACATGGCGCTCTTGTCCTCGATGTAAAAGACAACGGGCAGATCTTTAGGCGCAACTTTCATTGCGCCTTTGGGAATGTAGAACTCACGAGGTAAAGGCATCAGTTATCTCCTTGATGATCGAACAATGGTAAGCCGAAGGTTTGGGCCTCTGCGATGTCGAAGGCTTCGGCCGCCTCTGCAACATCGATCCGCAACACGGGGAAACAGATCCGCTTCCGCTTGCCGTGGAACTCAGCGATCTCTTTGACGCCGCCCTGGTCAAGCACCTGGCCGCCCCGGACCATCTGAACGTGGCCGGTAGTAGTGACCATGTAAACGTGATTAGGATTGGCAACGTCTTTGATGAACCGCTGCAAGGTCAAGCCCTTGGTGTGGGCGGGATCTAGCTTGTCATACTTGACGCCAAGTATATCCAGGACTTTGACCCGATCGCCGTACCGAGTGCCGCCTTTCCAGTTCCCCTGCCGTGCCACGGCACAGTGTTCCTGGAACACCCGGAACGCCTTGGTCAAGCTGATACCCGCTGCAACAGCCACGGCCTGGACACCGCAGTGTCCACCCATGAAAGCCCCGCCTGGTAACTTGAACTCCATATCTTACGCCTCACAAACTTCTAACAAGCCAGGGTTTACCCACTCGGCAAAGAAGCCATTTTTATCAAGCGCAGTCTCGATCTTTTCATTAACGTATGGATAACCCAATTCGTAATAGTCAGCCCAGATCTCGTTGTCGTAGTTTTGTTCAGCGCTGATGAACACACCGTCCTCGTTCTCGATCAACGGAGCGCCCATCTTTTTCAATGCCGCGATTGCTTTCTTGATGTTTGCCATGTCTTTTCCTTCCTGTAAAAAACAAATCACAGGTTGATAATTAACGAGCGATATCACTATAGTCAAGCGGTATCACAAAGAAAAATGAGGTTGATATGCCAAAAAAACGACAAGTTGTTGATAACAATGAGAAATTAAATTCATTCATGGTTCGAATCCCGGAGGGTCTAAAGCGCCGCCTGGTGAATTGCAGCGATCGAACGGGTCAATCCCAGGCATCGATCATTGCCGGATTAATCCAGGAACACATAACCGAGCATGGAATAGTTGCGCCTAAGGTTTCATTCACTGAGCATGAATCCGCCGATAACCAGGTGGATCTCGAGAACTGGTTGGCGCAACATGGCAAGGGTTGATTTCTGGTTAAAGGGTCAACCGGTCGGCAAAGGCCGCCCCAGGTTCACTAAGCAAGGCCGGGCATACACACCAGCCAAGACAAAAGAATACGAGCATCGATTGGCCGCAGCTGCATCTGATGCAATGCAAGACCAGGGACTCGAACCCTGGACCGGTAAATGTAAGGTCGGAGTCCTGGCACAGTTCGAGATCCCCAAATCATGGCCTAAGAAGCGCAGAGAGGCCGCTACACGCTATGAAGTGCATCCAGGTAGGCCAGACATCGATAACCTGGTGAAGATCGCCCTGGACGCGATTAACGGCGTTGTGTTCGAGGATGACGCCCAGGTCTACATGGTCCAGGCTATGAAGCGATACGGGGATCCGATGATCCTGGTCAGTGTGGAGTGGGATGAATGAAGCCACCAATGGCAAAGAACAAAGACTTGAGGAACTACTGTGTGATCCCGATCGAGGCTGTCCGAGATCATCGATTGCATGGGACATCTGCGTTCTCTGTCCTGGCATTGATATGCACATACACTGATTACCTGGGCGTGACATGGGTTAGCCAGGGAAGGATTGCTCAAGAGCTGGGAGTGTCCAGGCCAGCGGTCGCCAGGCAAATCAAGAAGCTCAAAGAGCTGGGATACCTGGTAGAAGAAAAAGCATTGAACAAATGGCAGACCACCAAGTCATTAAAGGTGGTGTTCAAGAACGCACCCAAAGACATCGAAGAAGCCAAGGCAAACTTAACGGCAGCTCAACAGATAGGCGTCGAGGAAGGACGCAGACAGGCAGCCGATGAGTTCAAAGCTAAAGCAAAAGCACCTGTGGATAACTCGCTAGGGGGTGTAACATCTGAGGTTACAGGGGGTGTAACACCATTAGGTTACACAAACGAACCATATAACGATAAGAGTATATCTATTAATAGTGATGAGGCTAGACAGTTTTGTGTTATGTTTTTGAGATCTGCTGAAAGTTTTGGAACTCCGAGGATTATCAATGATCGTGATGTTGATGTGATGTCAACGTGGATCAGGAATGGCCTGACCAGGGAGAAATGGGCCAAGATTCTCCAGGATCACTGGCAATACTGCCGGGACAAGCACCGGGATTACGCTCGAGGGATCGGATACTTTGCCAACCCGGTCGAGCGAGTAACGACCAGGAAGCCCAGATCCTACAACCAGAGCGCGACTAGCATCCTTAAAAATGCAGTCAAATCAACCAGAGGATTTTAATGCAATCAAATCAACAGCTTGCGAGGTCAATAATTTAACATAATTCACATTATACGTTATTAGCGCTAACATTCCAATAATGCTATGTGACGCGCCAGGCAAACAGGCACCCCTTGCCCCCCACCCCCGCGCGTATATGTGCAGTCCCCCACAAAAATATTTTCTGGAATTTTCGCCATTGATGCGATACCGTTGCTTACAACTAAATCACAGGAAGGATTAGTTATGAAAAAGACACTGAGAGTGGTACAGCCACGAAAACGCCGGAATGATCCGGATAAGACTGATTGGACAAGATTGGGCATTGCCTGGTCTGACAGCAAGGGAACGCGGATAAAGTTGAATGCGTTGCCTATCCCTGATGAGAATGGGGAGGTTTGGATCAACTTGTTCGAGGAGGATGGATCTGGTGCTAAGGGGGGCGACAGCTCTAACAACACTAACAAGTCCGATATGGACGATGAGATCCCGTTCTAATGGCCCGGACGCGTCAAACACCTATTGGTCGCTTTGGCGGTATCCGTGTTGCGCAGCGTCGAATTAAGACAAGCGAGACTTTAGAGAACCACAAGGAAGCGGTTGCCCAGGAGCTTATAGCTCTTGGGACCACATCGATCACTGAGATTATGAACCTTGATGGGACGATGAAGAACCAGGAGGATATCCCGGATTATGCCCTGAGGGCGATCAAGAAGATTACTCCGATGCCGGATGGCCGGGTTGCGATTGAGCTGCATGATAAGGTTGCGGTGTTGCGTGTCCTGGCAAAAGCGGCCGGGTTCCTGGATAATCCCGAGAAGGAAAGTGATAAGCCTTCGATCGTTGGGATTAACATGAAGGGTCCGGCGACCACAGAGTATGCCGAGGTGATAGATGATTTATCTGAGCGGGAAGAAAGTTAAATGCACCGACAGCTTGGGGGTTATGCTAAGTTTCAATGCCGGCAAACAATCATTGCGAGGTCATGGTTTATTCGCAGCAGACAACGGGTGCTTTGTTCAATCGGAAAAGTACAGCGATGAGGGCTATCTAGCGTGGCTGGATAAGTTAGATCGAGGATCTTGTTTGTTTGCGGCTGCGCCCGATGTTGTTGGGAATGCTGAAAAAACAAGAGATCGCAGTTATCCTTTGCTCCCAAAGATACGAGAGCTTGGCTTTAAGGTTGCGTTTGTAATTCAGGACGGAGAAACACCGGATCAAATTCGATGGGATGAATTGGACGCGATATTTATTGGTGGATCTACGCAATGGAAACTTGGGCCTATTGTTCCAGATATCGTTTCAGAAGCAAAAAAACGTGGGAAATGGGTCCACATGGGGCGCGTAAATTCATTTAAGAGGATGAGATTGGCGGCGGCCATAGGATGCGATAGCGTCGATGGAACCTATCTGGCATTTGAGCCGGATAACAGGAAGGGAAAGATAGAAGAATGGTTAAAGAAACTAAAGCAACAACCGTTGCTGGAAATGGTGGGCTGATCCCCTGGGCGTATCTAGGCGGATATATCGCAACGATACCATTGGCAAACTGGATGATTACCAATATTGGGACGTTTTGTATTCCTGATGGGCCTTGCATGATCCCTGTTGGGCTTGGAATGACTGCGCCGAGCGGTGTGTTAATGGTTGGTGCAGCACTTGTTTTGCGCGATCAGGTTCAAGAGCATCTAGGAACTAAGTGGTCTTTGTTTGCAATTTTAATTGGTTCGGTGCTGTCCTACTTATTGGCAGATCCGTTCATTGCAATCGCAAGCATATTAGCGTTTGGAGTGTCGGAGCTTGTAGATTTCTTTGCATATACAAAAGTTCGACAGAAAAGCCGCGAATTGGCGATAGCAGTTTCAGGATTAGTTGGGGCAATATTTGATAGCGTAGTGTTTCTTTACATTGCGTTCGGATCTCTAGCCTATATCGAGGGGCAAATATTTGGTAAACTTGCAATTAGCATCTTGGCCGCTGGCATTCTTTGGGTGATAAAAAATGGATATTCCAAGTCTTGATTTGAACTTTGAGAACAGTCCGACTGTTTGGAAATTTTTACATGACGATAGCTTCGTTAGGGGGTTGATGGGTCCGGTGGGTTCCGGTAAATCCTATGGTTGCGCAGCCGAGATAATGCTTAGGGCGGTGAGGCAACGACCCAGCCCACGCGATGGTATCCGCTATTCCCGTTTTGTTATCGTTCGTAATACTTATCCCGAGCTGCGCACGACCACCATCAAGACCTGGCAAGAGCTATTCCCAGAAGATACCTGGGGATCGATGCGGTGGCAGCCGCCGATTTCACACCACATTCGTATTCCGACCAGGGGTGATATCCCTGGAATCGATTGCGAAGTGATATTCATGGCGCTTTCATCGCCCCAAGACGTTCGTAAGTTGTTATCGCTCGAGCTTACGGGCGCTTGGGTTAACGAGGCTCGAGAGCTTCCCAAGGCAGTTATTGACGGATTGACGCACCGGGTCGGTCGATATCCGACAAAATCCGATGGCGGTCCTACCTGGTACGGGATTTGGATGGATACCAACCCGCCGGACAGCGATCACTGGTGGCATGAGCTGGCGGAAAAGAACCCGATCGGCGGAAAGTTTGCCTGGTCGTTTTTCAGACAGCCCGGCGGTGTGCTGCAAGCGAAACCTGATGAAGTTCCGAAGGAGGATCCTGATGCACAAGGATTTATATTCTCTGGTGGTAAGTGGTGGCAAGTTAATGAAAATGCGGAGAATCGAAACAATCTCCCGCCTGGATACTATCAACAGCTACTTGGCGGTAAGAATGTCGATTGGATACGGTGCTACGCCCAGGGCATGTACACATTTGTCCAGGAAGGTCGGCCCGTTTGGCCGGAATACGATGATGAGCTTATGTCCGGGGATGTCGAGGTAGATCCATATTATCCCATACAGATCGGGGTGGACTTTGGTCTAACACCCGCTGCGATATTTGGGCAGAGAACAACAGCGGGAGCCTGGCGGATCTGCGATGAGCTGGTAACATTCGATATGGGCCTGGAAAGATTTGGCCAGGAACTACTTGGGCGGATCGCGGAGCGATATTCTAAGCATGATATCTTAATCTGGGGGGATCCGGCCGGTAACAAACGGGATGAGATCTACGAGGTTACGGCCTTCGATCACCTTCGATCGATCGGATTTAAGGCTCAACCGACAGAAAGTAACGCGTTCCAGGTCCGCCGGGAAGCTGGGGCAAGCCCAATGTCGCGCCTGGTAAATTCAAAGCCTGGTCTGATGGTTGATAAAAAATGCATTCGTCTGCGCAAATCTCTGAGCGGCGGATATTTCTTCAAGCGTCAATCCCTGGGCGCTGGGCAAGAAAGATTTAAGGATGCGCCGGTAAAGAACGAACATTCACACTGCGGTGATGCGTTTGGGTATCTGATGCTGGGCGGCGGCGAACAACGTCGATTGCGCCGGGGATCCTACGGACAAACTTTCCAAACCGGAGTTGTCCAGGCAGAAACAGAGTTTAACATTTTCTGATGGGACTAATACAGCTACCTACGTTCAAAATGCGGCCGGATGAGCAGATTGTGCCGCTTACCTATGAGCATTTGTTTGCAATGAAGCTCGGGCCACATGAAAGCGAGTTATCAAAGCATATTCCAGGGTATCTGGATTATGTGTGGGATAATTCTGTTCTTGGCTGGTCCTATACTGCGATCGGAAAGGGTCGCGTAATATGTTGCTTTGGGGTTCGAGAAATCTGGAACGGCGTGGTCGAGTGCTGGTTTATTCCAGGCGAGGGGCTAAATGAACACGCGAGATCTACACTTGTCGGCGCTCGAGCTATTTTACAGGACGTTATGGATAACTACGGTATCACTAGGATGCATATATATGTAAAATGTGACCATCCGATAGCAGTAAGGTTTGCAAAAGCGCTATATTTTGATATAGAATGTAGATT